CCAGCGTTTGCGCCACCACTACCTGCACTGCGAACAATGCCGCGATTTATACGCAGATAAGATTTTGTCGTATTAACAGCCGTTTGTCCGTTTAATGTGACAATTTCGTTTATTTCGTTGTAATCAGCGTCTAGGCCAAAAATCTCTACTGTTCTTGCACCCGTTCCTGCGGCAGTGTCATCAGTTGAACTGCTTGATACAGTCATTACTGTAGCTGATGCAGGATAAGCGTATAAACCACCTTGTTCCCAGATGGTTTCTTTTGTGTTTCCAACATCGTTGTTGTAGCCAAACTTAAATATCGTTTTATGGCCCGTGATTTGACCACGGGCCACCTGTAGCTCAAATGGCTCAGATGTTCCAACTTGCGTTATGGAACGAAAGTTAGCCATACTCTTTTCTCATATAGAGAATAATTGTGTAAGTATCTGCGCCTGTATGACCTATAGTGGTAAAAGCAACATCACCTGTTTTTCCAGCACCTGCGTTATTCGTCAGACCGCCAAAAACAGTATAATCATGATTGCCGCTTTGATTTTCACCTAGTTCAATACAAAATTGGTCAGAAGTTGCATCCCATAAGATTTGCACCTTCATACCAATACACTGCCACCAAATACGTTCAATAGCCACACCAGTACATGTGCGACCTTGAGAATCGGCGGCTAACGTACTTACATCAACTTTAACAACTGCTGATTCACCAGTACCGTCAGAGATATTGGTGAACTTCATAACAGCTTTTTTGTCACCGTCGATAAGTGTTTGGGACGTTACTGCGTCAGCCATCGTTTACACCTCCTTATGAGAGGTTGCGGTTTTGTAGATACAATACCGTAACTGTAGCTGCACCCGCAGTAGCTGCTGTACCTGTCTGGTTGTAGGTCACTGTGACATCAACATCAGAGGTTCCAATGTCGATCAAGTTTCCAATCTGAGAAACATCAGAAGTAGCAAGAACACGGGCTTGCGCACCAGCAGCTAGTGCATCTGCGTATTTATCAGCCGTTGTTCCATCACCGATGTCTAACGTATTGGTTGTGCCTGCATCAAACGCAGTGGTCACATCAACCGCAATTTGATAAATTTGGCTATTGGCTGGAAGTGTAGCAACAACGGTTTCTGTTCCGTTCGCACCAAAAACAACGTTTCCGCTTTGCGCCATCAAAACAAAACCAACGTTTGCTTTGTCAGAGCCTACAGTAGTTCCTGTAGTATCTCTAATGGTCCCTGCCTTAATAGGACCTGAAAAAGTAGTAGTAGCCATGTGTATCTCCTGTCGTGGCTAGTGTCAGCTACACCGTGTAGCTGTCAGGGATGAAAATAGAATAACATAATTAAGACAAAAAGAAAGGGGCAACCGAAGTTGCCCCAAAGTCCAACAGGGAGGTAATACCTCACTGTAGCACACTTTATGCTCCGGGGGAACCGAATACTGCGCGTGGATCACTAAAGCCGAAGCTATAGCGTTCACGAGCCTTAAAGCGCATGTTGCCTGTGTCGAAGTCAGCTTCCATGTTCGTTCTCATTGCAGAACGCTCAAAGTGCTTAAATCCGTTAGGCGCATCAGTTTTGATGAAGAACGCATCTGGGTCTGTCAAGAAGTGGTTAACAGTGTAACCCTCTGGAAGCATACCCATGTTGCGAATCGCGTTCACATCATTGTCTGCTGTGCCAACACGAAGAGTCGATTCCAACAAGCGATCTGCAACGAATTGCAGTTGTGGTGGAATGATCAACTTGGTGCCACGTAGAGCAATGATCATGTTGCGTTCATCAACGAAGGTAGAGATGTCAATCAAAGCGTTCTCAAGCGAAGTTTCGTTCAAGTCTGCTGCTGTTGACGGCTCGTTGCGGAATGTACCACCACCCGCGAGAGGGTGATCAGTCGCACAAAGCTCTTTACCATCGCCACCTGCAAAGTTGCTGTCAAACGCATTGTTAAGAACAGCAGCCGCTTTGACCTGCTTAGTGTGAGCCATAGAACGCGCAAGCGCCTTCGTATAACGTGCACCAAGACGATCATACAGGTTGTCTTCGATTGCTTCTTCGGTCAATGCGAATGCAAGCGCCACTGTTTCGTGTGTATAACGAGCAGTGTATGCTTCATTTGCATTGTCGAACTCAACGCCAGAACCTTCGGATTTTGTGGGAGCATTCCCAAATCCGACCAGCATGACCTCTTCTTCGAATGCACGGTCTGATGTTTCCGTATCGAAGATTTCTGCATGCTGATTCTCATAACGGTCATATTCCATACCGAATAGAGCGTTCAGGCCCGGCTCAAGTTCTTTGACGAGTTGGGAGCGTGAAATAGCCATAACTCAATCTCCTTATGCCAAGCCAGCGGTTCCACCGCTGAACAGGTGGTTGTTGATTTTTACGATCACGTTTGTGTTCGCGGCTGATACATCGCTGTTCTCAGGGTCTTGAGAAATATCAATGGCTTTCAACGGCAATGTTGCTGTTGTCGCGCCAGTTGATACAGCCAATTCCAAGCGAGAGATACCTGATGTGGTATCGCCAACTGGTGATTGGTCTACGATGTCGAAGTTACCTGCTAGGTCAGCTACAGGGAATGCAGCGTTTGCTTGTACTTCGAATGTTGCATTCGGATCATCAATAACGTTTGCTATGATGTCAGATGCTGAAACGCTACCGGGGTAGCTGTTTGAAAAAGTTGGCTTGCCAGTTGTTGGATCGGTATAGAAGCAACCGTTGAACACACCAAGGATCAAACCTGATCCTCCTGCGGCAACACGCTCAATACCACCACCAGTTACCATAGCAACAAGGTCGCCTTGGAAAATAGCGGTAGCATAGCCTGAAGCAATCCGATAACGGTTTTGCTGTTGTGAGCTAATGCTTGTACGAACTGGACGAAGGCCAAAAGAGGCATCTTGATTAGCCATTTTCTTTATCCTTCAATTTATCCGCCTTTTCGACTGGAGCCGAATGAGACAGATGATTTACGTTGCGGAGCAAGTTTCGGCATGGCTGGATTGTTTTCTTGCATCCAGTCATTATCTACTGCGTCCATTTGATTTTTAGTCACACCTTTATAGTGATTTTTCCGCTGCTCAACCATTTCGACGGGCATTCGTGCGAGAACAAGACCGCCGTTGCCAATGACACCAGCGTTACGACCCTCGTCTACTACAGGTCCAATCCAATCTGGGTAATCCTCTGCGCGAACGAGATCCCAGCCTTCTTGCCGTTTTTTAAAAACGTTAGTTTTGTCATCGAACTCCATCACAGATTCACGAATCCAACGATGGACATATCCAATGGGAGGTTCAGGAGCGTCTAAGGCTGTACCGGGACGCCATTCCATTTTGCGCTCTGTGCGCTCCCGCGATTGTACTTCGCGTGATGTCCTGTCAACCATATCAATCTCTCCTGTTTTGCTCTAAGCGAGCGACTTCTTTTGCATATCTTTCCAGAGGAATACGCATTTTTTTGGCAAACGCCACTTGACCGGGTGTAAGTTCCACCGACTTTTTCCGCCCTGACTTTACAGACCGTCCGTTACCAGACGCAGGAGCAACGGTCTGGGCGTTGGACCGTTTATCCTTAAACTTATGAGGCATTTCCCTACGCATACGAGAGTCGATTTCTTTGTAGTAATCGTCGCTTGTAGGATCGTAATCTTCCTCTAATACGAGTTGCTCATGAATTGCTTGAGCAGCGCGGGTCATGATTCTATCTGACCCAAACCATTGATTCTTTTCCATCCACCTTTCCAGCTTGGGATCACGCTGTGGCTGTTGTTGTGGTGGTTGAACATATTGCTGTTGCGGGGCTTGAACTTGCTGCGCTTTTTGAGCTTCTTGCTCTTGATTTTGACGCGCAATTCTTGCTTTTTGCTCACTAACTTTTTCTTTTGCCATAGCAATTTTAGCTAGTGCCTGCTGTGCCTTTGCAACTTTTTCATAATCGCCAGCTTCATTTGCTTCCTGCAAAGCACGAGTGGCTTGATATTCTTGAGCGTTTAGACGGCTTTCCGCTTCACTGTTATATGCACCATTTAGTTGTTGCAAACGCTGCCGCATTTGCTGGTTTTCAGCTTGCATTTGCTGGGCATACTGAACAGCAGCTTGAGCTTCCTCTGCTGCCTGCTTACGTTTTGCCGTTAATTGATTGATTCGACGCTGAACAGATTCACTGTAGCTATCTAACTCTTCATCTCCTGAAGAATCTTTACGAACATTTGTTCGGGTTTCCGCTTCTTCATCAGAAGACATTTCAATTTCAATGTCTTGATCGTCGTCATCAAAATCAACAGATGTAGCTTCTTCAATGTCTTCGTTTTCACGAATGTCTTCAGCCATAGCCATTTTCCTTGCTCTCCATTACCTTATACATAAGAAATGTCTTTTGGGTCAAGAATTGTTGCGATAATATTATCGTCATTTATAATACGAACCTCAAGACCTTCCACTTTGAACCTATTTCCAGCATATCTTCCTATAAGAACCCAATCCTTTTCATTGCACCAAGGACCATTTGGGAATTTTTGGGAATCTTTATATGCGTCTGGACCCAACTTAACCACATAAGCGGCTACAGTCGCAAAGGCTTCACGGTCACGAACCTGATCTGGAACGTACAAACCGCCTTTTGTTTGCGCACTTGGGTAATAGGGAATGATGAGAACACGATAGCCTGTTGGCTGTGGCAATCTCTCTAGTGCAGATGTTTCCATTTGGGATGGATCATCTTCGTTTTTGTTTGCCGCACCTTTACCAAAAGCATTTTCTATGGGTTTTGGCATTTCTGCGTTTTCTTTTATTGCCTTTCGCGCTGCCTTTGCAACGTGATCTGGCACAAATAACTTATTAGTCATCTGCGTACTCTATGCCTTTCATCGCGGTTTTGATTTCTTGTTCAACGTAGGACATTCCGCGTATTTCGCCTACGATGTACCGATACTCGTCAAAAGCCTGTATCGAACCATCCGCGAGCTTGTCTTTTAGACGCACATCGCGCTCACGTATGTTTTTCAAGAGATATTCTGCAAGATTTAGTGCGTCCATACCGCATATAGTATGCGATTATTTGGAAAGCACAAGTATAATTACCATAAAATCAGAAAATACCTTGGAATCTCTGGGGTCTAGCAATTCTGCTAAACCTGCTAATCACTCCACCGTTAGCTTTTTTTATTGGTTTTCTTTTTGGCTGGGGCTTTTTTGACTGCTTTTTTGGGCGCGACTTTTTGGCTTGGCTTAGGGCTATCGCCACTGCTTGCTTCTGCGGACGCCCCTCCGACTTTAGCTTCGATATGTTCGAGCTTATCACTTGCCGACTTGATCCCTTTTTCAACGGCATTACCAACCTCCTTTGCTACACGCTTTGCAGAACGAATTTGCTCTACAATTTTCTCCCTAACAGATGAACTCATTTTACCGTCCTTTCATTTGTGCATTCACCGCAGCAATATCTCTCTGGGTCTGAATGCGTTCTTCAGCAACGCGGGAACGCTCATCTATAGCCTTTTCTTGAGCATCAATACGTTGCTGCGCGATTAACACGTCATTGCGCTCTTTCTCGCGCTCCATCTCCTGACGTGCTTCAAATTCACCTTGCTTACGCTGCATATCTGCGGCCTTCAGTTGCAATTCTTGCTGTCTGATTGCCACTAGCGGATCTTCCGTTTGGCCCTCTGGAGACATAGCCTGCACAAGTTGCTCTGTCATATCCGCCGCTATTTGCGCGGCTCGTGCATCTATTTGAGGCTTGAATTGCATCATCATCATTTGCATTGGATCTTGTGGCATAGGCCCTTGAGGTCCCATTTGTGGAGGCTGCATTTGAGCTTGTTGCTGCATCATCTGCATTTGCTCTGGTGGAATCTGAGACATAACTTCCTGTTGTGCCTGATTTTCTGCAAGCATTCCAATATGCTCTTGAATATGCCCCTGTAGCACAACAAGAGCCTGTGGATTCAACTGCATCGCGGGTGTGGACATAATCGCCATGTGTGTTTCAATGTGCGCCTCATGATCTTGATCAGGAAACGCCTGCAAAGGAGCGCCCATAAGAGCGTTTTGGTTCTCCTTTGATGGATTCATTGGCTGAGGCTGTGGAGGAGGCGGCAATATCGCATCAATGTTTGTTACGCCTAGCGCCTCATACATCTTACGATAAGCAGCATACAGCCCCTGTGGGCCACCATGTATCTGTGGATTAGACTGAACTAACTGTAGCTCAGTTTGCGCCAAAGCAATTCGCTGCGACATCGAAAAGATGTTTGGATCAGAAACTGGCAAAACATCAATCTGAGGCCCAAAGTCCTGCACAAAAATCTCAGGACCCATCTGCATATCTGCTTGATATGGATATGCCTGCACCGTTTCTGCAAAAATCTGAGCCAGAAGTTTGAACTCAATCTTTTGTGAGTAATGAAGACGCTTGTGAATCGCGGACATAACCTTTGTCCCGCGCTCCATAATCGCCATCGTTGTGCCAACGGGCGTTTCACCGCCCATCTCACCAACCTTCAAGTCAGCCATAGACGCAAAGCGGCGTCCTGCATCCACGAGAGTGCCTAAAAGGTTATAAAGCGTCCCTGAAGGCTCTTTGAAGGGGAGGGGCATCAGAGAGCCTTGCAGGGTGCCTCCAACCACATCGACATCGCGGAACTCACCCGGTTGTAGAGGAGCATCTTCATCACGAATACGAGCGCCACGGGCTTTAAAACCCGCAGGCAAGTTGGAGAGCGTACCTGCATCAATTAGCTGACGCAGAATGGACGTAGAGGCTTGCGCCAAACCACCAATCATATGCGTCAAGCCAAGGCCATAGAACCCCAGACCGGGCAGAAATTTATAATGTACGAAATATTGTTTCGCACTCTTAATCGGATCAGCCTCAGTGTAATTGCGGCGAATAGACAAAACATCGCCTGAATCCGCAATAATCGTCACAATATAAGGCAACTTCAAGCCAGTTGGCTGACCATCGACCCCCATATCCTCAAAGCCCTGAATATCAAGGCTCGTATGAACTTCATAAAGTGTTAACTCTTCAGATGGTCCGCTAGGATGAACGCCTTGAATATCATCAATTGATTCTTCAACCTCATCAGCTTCGTATGAACTGCCCTCAGAAGAAGTTGGCAAATCAATATCACGATAAAAGCCAACAAGCTGCATCTTGCGAATTTCATTGGAATCCATTGAAATTCGATGCGTAATGCGCGGAGAAGACACCAAATCAGTTGCACCATATGGCACAATCAAGTCTTCAGCGTGTATAAACTTGCTAACAGCACGTTGCTTTAGCGGATCAAAGTAAAC